CATTGACGATTAGAACCTGCACGAATTGTGGCCTAAAGTTTTTGACCGAAGGCGAGGAAAAGACTTGCGGACAGATTTGTTTTGACGAACTGAAGGCCAAGCACACCAAGCCTCAGTGTGTGATTTGTGGCAAGAAATTTAATCGCAAGTCCAGCAGCCACAAGAGTTGTTCTAAAAAATGCAGTTACGAGTTGCAGTTAGACAATTCGGCAAGATACCGAGCAAAGAATAGAAAGCCGAAAGTCAAGATTGCCTGTGAAGGTTGCAGCAAATTCTTTATGCCCAAACGCAAGGATCAGCGATTCTGCGGCAGTCGTTGCTACAACCAGCAATACAAAAAAACCCCAATCGTTGAACCAAGGCCATGTGTTGAATGCGGTGAGGTGTTCCAGCCAAAGACGGAGCGCAACATTTTATGTAGTCAGGAATGCCGTTATGTAAACGACAAGCGCAGAGCGTATAAGCGAGGAACCATTCCTCGAATGCCTGGAACGCTAAAACCCAAAGAATGTCTGGTTTGCCAGAAGACGTTTCAACCAAAAGCCGGAAGCCAAAAATACTGTAGCCCTACCTGCAACGGACTTGTTCACCTTAAAAGAAACCGCAGCCGCTTAGACCACAATCGACTTCTTAAATGCTGGATTTGTTCAAAGCAATTTAAGCCAGTGACGAGCAAGTCGAGAGCAAAGTTTTGTTCCGCTGAATGCCGCGCAGTTCACTTTGGAAATAAGGCGGCTGAGAAAAGAGAAGAGCTAGAGATTGAGGCGAAGAAGCAAGTTGAGGTCAAAGAGAAGTGGAATGACGCCAGTGTCAAATCCAGTGAGATTCCGGCTGACTCGATGTTTCCAGAAGAGATTCTGGCGTTCATCCGCAGAGGTGGACAAATCACACAATACATCAATCCAGTCTGGGTAGAAGGTTCAAAACCTTCTGAATACGAGGATGAATTTTCAATAGATTAAGCCTTCTAGTAATCCGGTTTTGCCCATCCTCCCTAAAAAAACGGGCAATCATTCATGTGCCGGAGTAAGCGATAAAGCTTTTCTCAACTCAAGCTCAAGCTGACTGGAAGGCGCGAATAAAAGAGAAGAATGCAACTCGTTAAACTGGACGCAGCTCGAAGAGCATTAGCGGCAGCTTCAACGCTTGAAGAAATAAAAGTTATTAGAGATCAGGCGGAAGCATTTAGGGCTTATGTTAAATATCAAGGTGAGTCCTTAGAAATGCAGAACCAAGCCGCAGAAATAAAGCTGCGAGCCGAGCGAGATGCTGGCAAGTTGCTGAAGCAAATGGAGAAGAATAAAGGTGTTCGCCTCGGTGGTTGCATCGTGCAACCACCGGAGAACACACCAAAGCTAAAAGACTTAGGCATTGAAAAGACACAATCCATGCGTTGGCAACAGATCGCAGACTTGCCTGAAGACATTTTTGAAGAAGTGATTGAGGAGACCAAAGAGGAAAAGAAAGAACTTACTCAAGCTTTAATGCTCAAAGAACACAAGAAAATCCAACTTAGTGAAAAAAAAGAAAAGCATAAAACAGAATCCACTACGAAAGTCGTTGGCAATCAACCAAGTCTTTACCACCAAACAGCCTTAGAATTTCTTGAAGAGTTTGCAGACAATTCAGTTGATCTTATCATTACAGACCCACCATACATCACAGACATTGAAGAAGAATTGTTTGAATGGTTTGTCAGAGATCATGTTTTTCAAATGCGAAGAATACTAAAACCAACAGGTCGCTTGTTTTTGTGTTGTGGAGCCTATCCTAAAGAGCAGTATTTTTATTTACAAAATCTATTAAAAGAGAAAAAAGGCCAAGTCTTAGATACACCGTTAGTCTGGACATATCGTAACACAATGGGGCCAACACCGAAAAAGTCCTACAAATTAAATTATCAAGTAATCCATCACTTGCGCGGACCGGATGCCCCTGATCTTCATTGTGATTTATTAAACGAGCAGTTTTCTGTGCAGGACTTCAACGCACCTGACGGAAGGCTTGGCAATCGGTTTCATTCTTGGCAAAAGCCAGACGAGTTAGCCGAAAGGCTTTGCCGCCATGCTAATTTACAAAACAATTCCGTTTTCTGCGATCCGTTTGCAGGAACCGGCACATTTTTACTGGCAGCCTCTGCAAAAGGAGCTGCTTCTTTTGGTTCAGAACTTTTGGAGGACACACTCAACCTAGCCATCGAAAGAGGTTGTGCTCGTGCTAATGCAAAGCCAAAAGAGGAGATACAGAAACGGATTTGAGCGAGACTTAGCGTTTTCATCATATGTCAGTCAATGGATTTTTAATCATCCAGTAATCACAAAAAAACTTTGTGAATTTTACAAGTGGGAATCAATTAAATTGATTAACACTGAAGAAGACCAAGACGGTACTCAAATTCAAATGGATTTGTTAAGTGGAACCGATGTAATGATTGAGGTTACTCGGAACACTAAAAAAATGAACTTAACAATAGCTTGCAGAAACCAATGCGACAACGATTGGGAATCAATCACCACAAGAGTTAGGCGCAGAAGTGGAGCAGAGACTGAGGCATCAAAGCGCAGCAATGCTTTTGCAAATTATGGACTTTGGGCCACGCATACCATGCAAGCTTACTTTCCTGGCCTACCAAAACAGGAGTTTTGGCAAACTGACCCAGCAAAGTTCTTTAGTTCATTGCGGATGTGCCCAAGCATTCACCTTGAGAAAATTCCACCTTCTGTGACTCGTGATAACAGTACGGATGGCAATGTTTTTCATGTGCATTTTGATGACGCCTGGGCGCAATATCCTGAGTTTAAGAAAGAGCGTTTTCTTTGCCTTGCTGCCAACTTGAAGGCAGCACCGATTAAAGAGGCAAAGTTAACTCGTAAACAACTAACTTTATTTGAGTGACTTATGAACGAAAAAAACCTAATCGTGCAAGTAGCACAACAGTGCCAGGTAAAACCGGAAGAGCTGCAAGAAGTCTTGTCCAAGACGGTTTTGCCAACAGGCACAAAGCCAGAGCATTTGATGGCTTTTCTTGCAGTTGCCAAACAGCACAACCTGAATCCATTGACAAAAGAAATCTACGCCTTTCCAGCAAAATCCGGTGGCATCAGCGTTGTCATGAGTGTCGATGGTTGGAACAAGATCATGAATCAGCATCCACAGTTTGACGGAATCGAATTCAATCATTCAACAGATGACAAAGGCCAAGTGGTGAGCGTCACCGCCACGATTTACCGGAAAGACCGTCAGCGACCAACTGTGGTGACTGAGTTCTTGAGCGAGTGCAACACTGGCAGCCAACCTTGGAAACAATACCCAAGCCGGATGCTACGCCATGCTGCAATGAAGCAAGCCATTCGATTAGCCTTTGGCTTATCGGGCATTACCCCAGAACCGGACGCACAGGAAGAAGAACCACCAGCGCCAAAAGTTGTGAATCCTGAAGGCTCACAAACCTTCTTTTTGCTGAAAGAGCAGTTTGAGTCCTGCCAAACTCAAGAGGCACTTGAAGAGGCAAACAGTCTGGCGAATGCCTACGCCAAACGAGGTGACTTGAAAAAAGGCGAGGTAGACCGATTGAAGCTGATACAGAAGCAAGTAGAGCAGGAAATTGCTCAGACGATGGCAACCGCAACTGAAGCCGCTTAAGAGGTAAGCATGATAGGCAAACGCATTGACGGACCTTACACCGTTATCGGTAACGCAGCCGCTCAGGACGCAGAACTTAGCTGGAAAGCCAAAGGCTTGCTGATTTACCTGCTCAGTCTGCCGAAGAACTGGAACATCCGAATCAGTGAGTTAGCCAATCATGCGACAGATGGCTATGACTCAACAAAGCGAGCAATGGATGAACTGCTGAAGTCTGGCTACATCAAGCGTGGTCCGAGAGTTCGCAAGCCGGATGGCAAGCTTGGGGATTATGTTTATCTGCTCTCAGGTGTTCGTGACGAAATGCCTAACCTAGAAAAACCTAACGTGGATTTTCCTAGTCAGGGAAAACCTAGTCAGGGAAAACCTAGTCAGGAAAATCGCCAGCTACAAAATAAAGAATTAACAAAAGAAACAAATAACAAAAGAAACACTGAATATATTACGCACTTTGAAGGCTGGTGGGACGATTGGAAAGCAAAGGCAACCAGAAAGCCAGGACGCAAAGCCAAAGCCTTTGAGAACTTCAAGAAGCTGCTGGCAAAGTTCAGCGTTGCTGAAATTCAAATCGCAACCAAGCACTACCTCGCAGAATGTGGCGACAGCTACACCAAGGACGCTGAACGGTTCTTAGTCGAAGACTTGATTGAACAACACCAGGAACCAAGCCGAGCCTCACCAAGCAACCAGCCTGATGAATGGGATTTGATCGAACAACAACTTCAAGGAGACAACCAATGCAGTCCGTCGAGCTATTACGCAAACTGAGCGCAATCTACAAAACCAAGCCAAGCCAAGAACTCGCTCAAGCTTGGCAGATTGGACTTGATGACCTGAGTGAAGAGCAAATCCAAGAAGGATTCAATCGGATGGTCAAAGAGTTCAGGAGTGACTTCTTGCCCACGGTTGCCGTTTTTCGCAGTTACGCACAACGGCAGAAGAGCAACCGAACCCAAGCTTGTAAGACACCTGACGAGTGGCTTATCAAGGAAGCAGAACTCAAAGCGATTGGCAAACGCTTGGACCCATGCGGAGGCCAGAAGTTCTTTCAGGCGATTGGTCGCGTACCTTTCGGCTTCTGGCTGGATTCAGACTCAATCGTTCGTTGGACAAAGAAAGACGAGACACCTGTGAAAGTGGACAAGCCGAGCAAAACCGATTCGCCAAGCCAATACTTTGCGAAGTTAGTCAAAACGGTTGCTGCTTGATTACCTTTAAAATCAGACCAGTACCCAAGCCAAGGCAGAGCATTCGGGATAAGTGGAGTCCAAGCAAGTCAACGCTCAGATACCGACTTTTCGCAGATGAGCTTCGTTATCAAGCAATGGACAAAAAGTTTGAGTTGCCGGACAGCTTCGCGGTTGAGTTTGTGATTCCCATGCCGAAAAGCTGGTCGATTCGTCAAAAGTCTTTGATGAACGGGAAACCTCACAAGCAAACACCGGATTTGTCAAACCTTTTGAAATCACTCGAAGACGCACTGAGAAAAGAAGACAAAGAAATCTGGGACGTTCACGCCAGCAAACGCTGGGGCGAAACCGGACTGATTCGGATCTATTCACCTACAGAATTTGATTGGGCGGACTTATGATTCTCTCTCACCAAACTTTGAATGGACTCAAAGAGTTGGGGCATTTGCCAAGATTTGCCCAGGTTGGGCCTTGCTCTGTTGATTTGCACTTGGGGAATACCTTTGCCCAATTAGGCGTCAAGCAGAAGTTTTTGTTCTTGGATTCAGAATCCGTTTACCAGCACGTTCAGACTGAAGACTTTTTGTTGGAGCCTTCCAAGTTTGTTCTGGCTTCAACTCAGGAAAAGATCAGTGTGCCGAATCACCTAGCGGCTTTTGTGGCTGGTCGCTCTTCAGTCGGAAGGTTGGGTTTGCAGATTCAAAATGCCGGATTCGTAGACTCTGGATTTCAAGGACAGATCACGCTCGAACTGTACAACCAATCAGAAAAGCCAATCCTGTTGAAAGCAGGCGTGAGGATTTGCCAATTGGTTTTTTTTCAACTCGACGAAACCACAGAGCAACCGTATTCCGGCAAGTACCAGAACCAAGAAGGTGCGACAGGCTCGCGGCTTTACAAGGATTTTGAGGCGTGAAGACAAATCAACTTTGGCTTTCTAAACCACTGAGGGAAAGTCACAGCCCATTGCTGGCACTCCACGCGAAGCAGGTTGACGAGTCAAAAGCGATAGAGACGTTTCACGGACGCACGTCTTAAGCTGCGCCTCAATGAACGAAAAACTTTTTCATGAGATTGAACGACTTCGTTTCTTAGATCCAGACCTGTACGTCTGGTTTGAAGAGCGAGCCGCAATCATGCAATTCGATGGTGGACTAAGCAGAGAGGAAGCAGAACGTGAAGCTTTACACCTGGCAAGACAGAAGAAAGCCTCTGAGCGAACGCTTAGAAGAGAGGCTTGAAAAGCTAAAGAAAAAGGCAGCACTTCGAGTGTGTCCAGTATGCGATTACCAAAAGCCGAACACGAAGGTTTTTTTCAACGATTTAACCAAATGCAAACTTTGTCAACAGGTGGAGAGAGATGCCGCTAAAAGGAGACACAGGCTTAAAGATTCCACGCCAGTACCTGCGCTCAGTCGCTAAGAAAATGCCGGATGCTGTAGGAAAGGCAGTACGCGACACTTTGTTTGACGTTCGCTTTGCCTTGTACGAGGAAATGGAAGACGTCTTTGACAGACCCACACCGTTTATCGTGCCAAAGAACAAGAAGAAGCCAGGACGCAGAGGCTCACTCTTTGTCGAGTATTCTATCAAAGACCAGAACGGCAGAGTGTACGCTAAAGACCTCAAAGGCGTTGTGGGCAGTTCGCTGACGGCAGAAGAAATCCTGTTACCGCATATCACTGGACAGGACCGAGAACACAAGCGATTTGAGAAAGCACTTTATCGGATTGGCGCATTGCCGAAAAACTGGTATGCCGTCCCATCCGAAGAAGCACGG